GACTACTGGAGAAGACCTACAAACTGGAGGCCCTGGAGAACGGGATGGACCCGTCAAATCGTGTAAGTTACGGCCGGCACCGGAGGTTTGCCAGATGAGCTGGATCAATCGCCAGATTGCGAAGATCGCCCCGGGGTATGCGCTGAAGCGCGAGGTGGCCCTGCGACGTCTTGAGCGGCTGGAAAGCCTCGGGAACATGAAATCGAACCGTCGTACGTTCGATGCGATTTCCAAGTCGAGGATGCGTTACGATTTCTTGACAACCGATGCCTCCGCCGATAGGGCTCTTCAGAATACGGAGAATCTCCGCTATCACGTCCGCCGCCTCGAATACAATAACGGTTTTATTGCCGGCCCGATTCGCCGGATTGTCAGCAACGTGGTCGGCCAGGGGTTCACTCTGAACGCCATGGTCACGGAAGACGAATACGCGGACTGGGAACCGTTTCCGAGGATCAACGCGGCCATAGCCGCCCGGTTCAACTATCAGCTCGAAAAGAACTGGAAAATATGGGTGAAGCAGGCCGACAAGCGGCTGATCCTCGGCTATTGGGAGCTTGTGGCGATCGCGGAGGGGGCGCTTTTGAGGGACGGTGAGGTCCTGGTGATCGGGCGCGAGAGTGCGAGGCGCGACCGGATGATCCCCTACTGCATCGACGTCCTTGAGATCGACCGGCTTCAGTCGCCCATGAGCGAGGTGGGAAACCCGAGAATCCGGAATGGCATCCGATTTGATGAGGAGGGGGCGCCCATCTCTTATTTCGTTCGTAAGGAGCACCCGGGAGAGACCTATGTGATGGGGCTCAAGGCCGATGATTTCGACGAGATCCCGGCTTTCAACCCGGACGGGACCCGGAAGGTTCACCACCTTTTCAACCCGGTCCGGCCCGAGCAGACCAGGGGGTTTTCCCAGTTTGCGGCGGGGCTAAAAAACATGCAGGACCTGGAGCGCTACGAAGAGGCCGAGATCTATGCCCGCTTGGAAGATGCGTGCCTGACCGGGATCGTTAAGACGACGGCCCCCGAGCAGTTTCAGGGCGGCATGACCGTCGGGACGGTCAACGATGAAGACGGGGAGGGATCCTCGCAGCAGCTCCATGAGTTCGCCCCCGGCAAATGGAACTACCTGGCCCCGGGGGAGGATATCACCATCCACAACCCCCAACGATCCAACCAGAATATGGACGTCTTCACCAATCATCTGCTGCGTGGGCCGGCCAATGCCCTGGACATCCCGCCCGAGGTCTTGACCCAGAACTGGCAGGGGATGAACTACTCGAACGCCCGGACCGTGCTTCTCCAGTTCTACAAGGCCTGCCGCGAGCGCCAGGCATACCTGGTCAATCACCTCTGCATCCCCAATCTAGAGAATGTCACGCGGTCCCTGGTCGCCCGCGGAAAGGTTCAGGCGCCCGGGTTCGACCGGAGGCCGGATGCCTTTTTACGCCATGGCTGGACCCTTCCGGGATGGCAGTGGGTGGACCCGCTGAAAGAATCGAGTGGCAAGGAAAAGGACGTGGCGAACAATTTCGACACGATCACAGGGGTGTGTGCAGCCCAGGGAAAGGACATCGACGAGGTCCTGGAGGTGCGGGCCAAGGAGCTTCAGCGGATCCAGAAGCTGGAAGCGAAATACGGGGTGAAGTTTCCTACCCCTAAAGGGACCAATAGCCAGCCGGCACAAGATCAGTCCGGAGACGAAGAGGACGGCGATCAGCCGGCCCGTTCCGACATCAGGAGGGTGAAATGATGCGAGACGACGAAAGAGAGAAGTTGTTTTTCAGACAAATCGACTTGGACCGGGCGGAGCTGAACGAAAAGGAGAGGGAGATCGAGCTTTCTTTTTCGTCCGAGACCCCCGTGAAGCGATGGTTTGGAGATGAGTTCCTCCTCCACGGGGAAGGAAATGTGGACCTTTCGAGGCTCAGGAGGACCGGAAGCCTGATATTCGGGCATAACGCCTATGATCTCAAGAGCATCATCGGACCGATTAGAAAGTGCTGGCTCGACGCGGAAAAGCGGCAGGGCCGAGCCGTTGTCGGGTTCGACGAAGATGAAATCGGCATCATGGCCATGGGAAAGGTTAAGAGCAAGAGCCTGCGGGGCGTCTCGTTCGGGTACCGGATCGACAAGGGCGTCAAGATCATCGAAAAAGAGACGTGGACCGATCCCGTTTCAGAGAAAACCTTTAAGGGTCCGGCGATCATAGCCACTAGGTGGACCCCCTACGAAATAACCCTTACCCCCATCCCGGCCGATATGAGCATCGGGGTGGGACGAGATCTGACCCGCTCCCTCGAGGGTATCGAGATCGAGCGGGGACACCATAAAACCCAACATTCCAGTGAGGAGGACCAGACGATGACCAAAGAAGAATTCGAGAAAATGCTGAGGGAGCTTTTGCCCGCGGCGCTGGAACCCGTGATGACTGAGATGGTAACAGAGTTGCGGGCCGCGATCGCCGAGGAGCAGAGGCCCAAAATCCGCGTGAGTGCCGAAGAGGTGATGGAGCTGAACGGCCAGGCCGCAGCCATCTCCCCTGATGCGCAGATCCGGGTGGGCCAGCTCGTTGCGGACGGAAAGAGTGCTGACCAGATCCGGGTGGAACTCCTGACGCTTGCGACCAAAAAGCCGGACGCAAACGATACGGGAGACCTGGAAGGCGAGGGGACGGGCCTCAACGGGAAACCGGCCGTTCGAGGCAAACTACCGTTTGCATCGATCGACAAGATCCCGGAAGACATGTTCGTCCGCATGGTCACGAACCCGGCCCTGATCACGTTTCAATAATGGGAGCATAACCGGACAAGGAGCCGACTTGCCACGTTTAAATTTTCAATCATCAATCTTTTTAAGGAGGGCTTAAAGCCATGGCAACCAATAAACATCCCTGGGTGAGAAACCTATTCGGGGCGTCCCAACCTCTGATTATCAAAGGCCTGGTGCAGGCCGGAAGCACGAAGGCCATCAAGATGGGCGAGATTTGCGTCTACAATGAAACATCGGGCAATTGGGTGCCCGCCGATGCCGCCGGAGATTACATCTATTCCCTGGCCGTCGCAAACGAGGAGCAGAAGACGGAGCACCAGGCCCGCTATATGGAGTTCGTCGCCCCGAGGGAGGGTGACGTCTTCGAGTTTGCTCTTTCAGCCGCAGCGGCCGTGGCCCTCGGGAACGCCGTCAAGTTGAGCGACAGCCAGACCCTGACGGTTGACGTGGATGGAGCGGGCATCGGCCACAGCGTGGGCGATGACAACTACCCCCTGGGCGACAAGGCGGGCGTCACGGTCCGGAGCAAGAGCAACGTCCAGATGGTTTTTCACCGCGAGGTTTCATACCTCTACAAAAATATGCTCCAGAGCGGGCTCAAAAAGGTTATCGACCCGGCCGGCGCGACCCTTACCCTGAAGCTTGAGGATTGCGGGGCGATTGTGACCAATAAGACAGCCGGTGCCCTGGCCCTCACCGGGCCGACTTCGATCGTTCCCGTGGGATACAACTTCAAGATGGTCTGCGCCAACGCAGCGACCTTCTCTTTCGACCCGAAGCCCGATACCGCATCCTGCATCATCAAGGGTGGGGCTCAGACCGCCGGTAAGTTGGTCTCCGTGACCGACGAGGGCGATTTCATCGAGTGGGTGTGGGACGGGACCGACTGGATCGCTGTCAACAGCGTCTCCGGGGCGGATGGAGATATCACGGTTGAAGGATAAGGGGTGAAGAAAACGCGGAACTCTTTTAACTTTCCGCTTTTTCACCTTTTCACTTTTTCACATTTTTTTTAAGGAGGGCTTAAAGCCATGGCAATCGATACGAAGAAAAAACCCATTTTGAGCACAGGGGTCCGGATCGGTAATTTCGGGCCGGACATCTACATGCTCCGGGAAGCTGCAAAGGCCGATCCGGCCTCTTTCATGCACCGGATGCAGGGACTTGTCGATAAGGGCGACATCGGCCTGGGGAACATCAGGCGGTGGGACATGCTATTTGCGGCCCTGCAGGACGTCCAGGTCCCCGTCACCATCGAGGTGGTGGGCATGGGAGAGAGGGCGATACAGGCGAGCGCCTTTCCGGTCCTGGCGGGGAACGTGATCGTCAAAGCGATCAATGACAAATACCTGGCGATCGAAACGATCGGGCAGGACCTCGTTGAGGAGATGGACGACGCCCAGAAGATCACGACCGTCGCAGCCGTCTCGACTCTCGACAAGGACATCGAGGAGGTGAAAGAAACCGAGGACTTCCCCGAGATCGGCGCCATGGAAGAGACCGTCGAGATCCGCCACAAACGAAACGGCAGGCTCTTCACGATCTCGGCCGAGTGTGTGGAGGAGAACCGGGG